ATTTGTCTTTGTTCATATCCCAAAATGTGGAGGTAGATCTATTAAAAAAGTATTTGATCTTAAACTTCATGATCATTATGGATTATCTGAATTAGGATTTAAATCTACTGACTACTGCCCCGAATTAGTTGCAGAGGATTTATTTAAATTCGCGTTTGTTCGGAATCCTTGGGATAGGTTTGTAAGTGCTTATGAATATCTTAAAAGAGGGGGGATACCTTTTTATGATAGACTCAAGACATTAGTGATTAAAAAAGAATATCCAGAATTCAAGGATTTTTTATTGGCAAAAGAGGTTTGGCAGCAGTGGGTGTTCTTTTATCCTCAATTGGAATTTATCACTGTAAATGGATCAATTGAAACAGATTTCGTGGGCAGGTTTGAAAATTTCCAAAATGATTTCGATTTAATATGTGATCAAATTGATTATTCTAAAGTAAAACTTCCTCATGTGAACAAAACCAAACACGCTCATTACACTGAGTACTATGATGATCAATCAATTAAGATTATTGCGAGAAGCTTTGAAGAAGATATAGATACATTTAAATATAGATTTGGAGAATAAATTATGATGTGTCGCAAAAATAAGTTTATCTTTATACACATAAACAAAACTGGTGGTACTAGTATTACTAAGCTTCTAGTGAACGCTGAGAATCCTCCGCAGAAGCATGAGCGGTCTTGGTGGTACAAAAAGTATGAGCCGAAGGCATTTAATACTTATTTCAAATTCTCTATTATACGTAATCCTTGGGATAAATTACTGTCTCAGTATTTCTTTAGAGTTAAAGATAATACTCAACATGGATATATAGAAAGTGCTAAAGGCTTGAGCTTCTTGGATTTTTTATTAAATCCATTTCCTGCAAAACATAAATTACAGCATAATTGGTTATTTGAAGGTGAAGAATGCTTAGTCGATTTTATTGGTAGGTTTGAAAATCTTCAGGAAGACTTTAATACTATTTGCGACAAAATTGGAGTTCCGCAACAAAAACTTCCTCACGTAAACAAAACAAAACATAAGCATTACGCCGAATACTACGATGAAGAAACAAAACAAATCGTTGCGGAAAAGTATGCAAAGGACATTGAGTATTTCGGATATAAATTTGGAGAATAATGGTTACTTTTATTATATGTGTTAAACATCACAGAAACTGTCATTCATACAATGATATTTGGGATTTATTAGAAAAGACTTTGGTTTCGGTTTGTGGTCAGCTTGATGATAGGTTTGAAGTAATAGTAGTTTCAAATAAAACGCTAAACACCTTCCCAGAAAATAAAAAAATTAAAAAGGTAAAGTTTATAGAAGTTGATTGGCTCCCTCCATCATTATCCAATGCTTGGCAAATAGGTACTCAAGTAGAATATCGAAGCACTGGACTACCTGAAGTAAGATTAGATAAAGGTACTAAGTATATTTTAGCCTTAAGTGAAGTTGATGATGATAATTACGTTATGTTTGTTGATGCAGATGACTTCATACATAGAGATTTAGTTAGAACTATTCACAATTCGGGCAAAGACCTCTTAAGGATTAATAAAGGTTTTAAAATGGGTGTAGACGATACGTTTAAACGTGTTGGTGATTTTAATAAAAAATGTGGCACTTGTAATATAACTAAAGCAAGCATACTTAAAAAACAAATTGATTTTAAAAATGTTGATCTTACTTCATCTCAAGATATTATAATTAGATCTACAAAAAAGTTTTATTTATTAAAGTTAATGGGATCTCATCAGTTCTTTTGGAGATATTTTACCCATAAAGGGTATGAAGGTGGAGATATTAATTTTAGAGCAGCTATATACAACTGCTCTCATAATGAGCAAAGCTCAGGTAAACCGAATTTAAAGTACTCTCAAAAAATGAGTAAGAGCATGAAAATGCATTTTAATATATGAAGTTTGTTATTGTTGGTTGTGGCTTAAGTGGGATAACTGCTGCTCGTTTGCTTAAAGATAAAGGCCATGAGGTTAAAATCTTTGAATCTCGCAATCACATTGGAGGTAACTGTTATGATGTTGACATTAGAGGTCTTTACTTCCACAAGTATGGCCCACATATTTTTCATACGGATGATGAAGAAGTTTTTGAGTTTCTATCTCGGTACACAGAATGGATTGATCTGGAGTATAAGCCAATTGGTAGAACCCAGATTGGCGATATACCTTTACCATACCACGACAAAGGTTGTGAGGCAGTTATAGGAAGGACACTCTCTCAAGGAGAGATTAAAAAATACATTTTTAAAGACTATAGTGAGAAACAATGGGGAGTAGATTTCAGGGAGATTCCTAAAACAATCACGAACAGAATCCCAAAGACCAAGGACTCAGAAAGTCCGACTTGGTTTGAAGGCCAAAAATATCAGTGTGTACCAAAAGAAGGATACACAAAAATGTTCGAAAAAATGTTAGATGGGATAGAAGTTGTTTTAAATGCGGGGCAGGAAGAATGGAGGGGGGAGGATTACGATAAAGTTATTTATACAGGTAGGATAGATCAGTATTTTAATTATTGTTTTGGGCAATTGCCTTACAGGTCTTTAAAGCTAGAGCATTACTCAACAATGGATAAGCAAGACACACTTGTTTACAACGAATGCAATAAGAAAAATAAATGGACTAGACAGTATGATCATTCTTATTTTAGTTTCAATCACTCAGGAGAGACTATAATTACCCGAGAATACCCGAAAAGTATGGAGGAAGGAGATATTCCATTCTATCCTATTCCTTGGGGAGAAGGCCAAGAGATGTATTTAAGATATGATGAATTAGCTAGAAAAGAAAAGGATACTGTGTTTTTGGGCAGATTAGCTAAGTATAAATATCTGGACATGTGGATGGCGGTTAAGCATGTTTTTTTGAAATTTAGATGTTAATTTGTTGAATTATTCTTCGCTGTGTCGATAATCAGGTGCATATGAATGAAATTAAAATCACCTTACAAGAAAACGAGGCTAATGCTCTTCTCCAGATTATTGATGTCGCTGTAAAAGCTCAAGGACTTCAGATCGCTGAAGCAGGTTCTTTCCTTGCTACCAAAATCCAAGAGCAAGCAAAATCTCAGTTGCCCCAACCAGAGGCTGAAGCCGAAGTCCTACCTGAAGGCGAATAAAGATGCGCTTTTCTGCTAAAACTCAAATTGTCAAAGAAGTTCAAGGCAAGCTTGGCTTGACCGCTGACGGAATTGATGGACCTGCTACATGGAAAATGATTTGGGAGCAGTTGGTTCACGATGAAAAAGGTGAACCAGAAAAGCCAGAGCCACCAGTAGAAGAACTTAAAGATGATTATCCTGAAGTTTACAAAGCTTCTCCAAACCAGTCTGGGACGATTAAACCGGAGTATGTGATTTTGCATCATAGCAGCGGAAGTCATGATGGGACTCGTTCATGGATTTTGAAGGCTGAATCAAAGGTTAGTTATCACTATCTTATTGCGGCTGATGGATCTCGCACACAGTTCGTCTATGATAAAAAAAGAGCTTGGCATGCAGGGAGATCTTCTTGGAAAGGGGTGAGCGGTTTAAATGCTCATAGTGTCGGGATCTCTTTCTATGGAGACACTAACAAACGCACACCCAGTGCGGCTGAAATCGATTCCGCTGCTAAGAAATGCAAATACCTTATGGACAAATTTGATTTTGGGATTGAAAATATTTTAACGCATAAAATGATTGCGCCTAATAGAAAGAACGATCCTTCAGACGAGACTTATCAAATGGTTATCAATCGGATTAAAGAGCTTTAAAATCCAGTTTGTAGAAAAAGCGAGTTCACCTCTTATCTATCGGTGGACTCGCTATTACGATTATGAGTCAAGAAATAATGAATATTAATGTGGATCGTCACGACATTTTTGATTACGTTGTAGGGAATGCTTCCTATGATCCAATTGAAAAATGCATTGACCCAATGTTATATGAAACATATGGAGACTTTATCCTTAAGATTGCTGGTCAAGAGTATATCTATCAATTAGAGGATTATCAACGTTTCTACAATGAAATGTTTAAATTAAAAACAAAGGCACTCAATATGCAAACCTCTGAAATTTTAAGATTGTGTGAGGAAATTGAGGAGATTGCTCCTAAAATGGTGAATCTATGAGACCTTTTGAGGACGCATTCAACAAAATGCTGGAGAGAGAAGAATCTATGAAATACGAAGAACTAAGTAAATTAGTGATTGAGTGGGGAGGGAACAAAGGGATTTTAGACTCCTCTACTCCATTGCGCCAACTAGATAAAACGCAAGAAGAGCTTGATGAAACAAGAGAAGCTTTAGAAAAGTTAAATGATTTTAGTTATCAGCGAGATCTCATGGAAGACCTTGGGATGCCAACCCCAAACGAAGAGGACATTCTCTCAGAAGTAAAGGATGGGATTGGGGATATGCTGGTTACTATTGTTTTGCTGGCTAAAATGGTTGGCTTTGATACAACAGAATGTTTAAGGGCAGCTTATGATGTAATTAAGAGTCGTACTGGCAAGATGGTAGATGGACAATTTGTAAAGGATCAGTAATGAAAAAATTAAATACTTACGAAGCAAAAAAGAAGATTAGACGTAAAGGCATACATGCTAAAAGCAAGACTTCTAAGATTAAAAGCTCAAAAAACTACAAAAAGCCCTATAGAGGGCAGGGCAGATAATTCCCTGTTTTTTCGTTTAGTGTAATAAGCTGTAGAAACAAAATATTGCTATGGAAACACTTATTCAATTCGTCGAAGGTCAAGCGTGGTTTAATTGGGCTTGTGCTGTTATCGCAGCTGCTAGCGCATTCGCAGCTTTAACTCCCACCCCCAAAGAAGGAACTATCCTTGCTAAAGCATACAAGGTCGTTGACTTCCTTAGCGTTAATATTGGTAAAGCGAAAGACAAGGGAGATAAAAAATAAGAGCGTCATATCTTAATTTTAGTAGTTAAGCAATGAAGTTAATTCTCATATCTGCTATTACATCTTTTTTCTGTTACTTTGCTATTGCTCATCAAGTTGAAGCTAAAGAAAAGAGAAAGGCTGAAGAAAAGCGAAAAGAGAAATAAACTCAATTTAAATCATTAAAAAACCGTCCCGCAAGGACGGTTTTTTTATTATTAGCTCTTGAATTTTCATGTATTCTAGTTAAAATTAGTCAATGAAGTTAGAGCCTGTATTTTCAAAAGTACAAAAACATCTTAAAGGATGGGGAGAAGAAGTTTGGATCACTAATAATGACTTGTATTGTGGTAAGATCTTGAAGTTCAATAAGGGCGCGGAGTTTTCTATGCATTATCATGTCAAGAAAGAGGAGACTTGGGCTGTTATAGAAGGGACATTGCTTTTGAAGTATTATGATTTGAGTGATGCGGGAGACAAGGTTGTTGAATTAAATGAAGGGGACACGGTCCATTTGCGACCATGTATTCCTCACAAGCTTATAGCCCTAGAGGATTCTAAAGTTTTTGAAGTTAGTACTCAACATTTTGAGTATGATTCTTATAGAATCCAAAAAGGAGATTCACAAAAATGAAAATATTAATTATTGGAGAGTCATGCTTAGATATTTTTACTTATGGGTCTGCTGATAGATTGTGTCCAGAAGCTCCAGTCCCTGTTTTCAAGCAGGAGGACTCAGTTACTTTCATGGGTATGGCTTCAAACGTCCATAGAAATGTTCTTGCTTGCCTTAATAATTTAGGCGGAAAAGCAGAAGTAGATATTAAAAGTAATCAAAGCACTGGAGCGAAGGTTAGATACATTGACTCCAATTCTAATCAAATGTTTTTGCGGGTTGATTCAGATGAGTATAAAGAGATTAATAAATTAAAGTTGCGCGAAGCAAGCGTGTGGTCTTATGACGCTGTAATAGTTTCTGATTATAACAAGGGATACCTGACAGACAGAGATTTAAAATATATTGCAGATAACTCTCAATTGTCTTTCTTAGATACAAAAAAGAAATATAACCCTCAATGGGCCAATTCGTTTGATTTGATCAAAATTAATGAAAAGGAGTATAAGGAGAATGGATTTGAAGGTATGGGGATGGAAAACCTCATTGTTACTTTAGGGAGTAACGGGTGTAGGTTCAGGGGAAAGAAATACCCTTTAAAATCTGTGGCTCAAGTAAGGGATGTGAGTGGTGCTGGAGATACTTTCCTTGCTGCTTTCGCGACTAATTATTTATTTAATCAAGACATGGATTTAGCTATTGACTACGCTCAGACTTGCTGTAGCATTGTTGTCAGTAAAGCTGGGACAGCAACAATATGAATCACCCTAAAATAGTTGATACATCTACGATCATGCACCGCTTCTCGATGGGAATGGAAAAGATGGCTTTTACAAACGGTTGCTTTGACTTATTTCATGCAGGTCACGCAGACCTTCTAAAATCAATCAAGGAAGATTTACCTTGTGATTACAGTTTAGTTGTTGGCGTGAATGGAGATGAAAGTGTTAGGGAGAATAAAGGCCAAGAAAGACCCATTATTAGTCAAGAACAGAGAGCCTTTCTTGTGGCTTGTAATGAGTGTGTTGATTATGTTTTTGTGTTTAATGAACCAACGGTTTCTGGCTACCTAAGACACTTTAAGCCCTCTCGTTGGTATAAAGGTGGAGACTATAGCGTTGCAACCCTAAACCCTGCTGAGAAGGCATCCTGTGGTCAAACAGAGGTGCGTTTCATTCCTTTTTCTGAAGATATAAGTGCGACAAAAATTATTGGAAAAATTAAAAAATTATGAGAACTTTTATTGTAGACATTGATGGGACTATTTGTACAGATAGTCGGGGCAAATATGAATTAGCTCGACCTATAAGAACTCGTATCGAGTATTTTAATAGCTTATTTGATGGTGGTAATAGAATTACCTATTGGACTGCAAGAGGAGCGAACTCGGGGAAAGATTGGTCAGAGTTTACAAAAAAGCAGCTTGAAGAGTGGGGAGTCAAATATACTGAGTTAAGGACAGATAAACCAGCATATGACTTTTGGATTGATGACAAAGCTTACAATGGAAATAGGTTCTTTGATGAACTTTATTTTTAAGAAGATCCGGAGGATTCTCCCTCAACGAAGAAGTAAATATTATTTCCCTCTGTTCGTATTTCTAATTCATTATTTTCTCTTGGGTCTTCCGCTATTGCTCTATATTGGATATTGCCATTAGCAAAGCTAGAATTAAGCGGGTCCATAACCCCATGACCGACTCCAACCGCGCTTTCTGAAGTTTGAAATGCGTCAAACTTTTGGTAATGACCCCTGAGATGTAAGTGGATGTTTTCTCTTATGTATAATTGTGAAAGGTTCCCAGCACTAAATTCAGCTAATTCTAAACGATATTCGGCTGGTTCGATTGGGAACGTTTCTTCTCCGACTATATCGCTTTGAGCTGTAAGGTTTTCAAATGTGGAGCTACCTCCTGCGCCCTTCTCAATTCCTGCGTTTAAAATTGCTCCATCTTGATGATTGAATTCAATTTTTAGGCTAAAAGATTCTGAACCATCATCAATCTCCTGTGTTAATCCAGTAACTTCAATCCTTTTACCCGCCGAAGCATAATCAAAAATAAAAGCTTTATTAAATTTTACTTCATATTGTTTCTGTGCATCGGAGCTGAGGCCAGTAAACTCTATTTTGGGCATAAAAGGCGTAGCCTGAAAGTCAAATGCTGGACTGTCTGGTGGAGTAGACAGTATATGGAATGTGTCGCTCATATATGAAGAATGTTTATGACCTCTCCATTTTCTCCCAAATGGTAAAGATGATCAAAGTGATCGAAATTATTGTAGTTAATACATTGAATTTCTTTTTCGGGCCAGTCTGGGTTTCTACCTAAAAAATATTTTTTACCTCCAGCCTTCAGGCTCCCATCAGGCCAGAGGAATTGTTTTTCTGCGAAAAAACAATCTTTTAGTTGAGTATTATGCCACGTTTCGATGTAAGCGAATTCGTTATCGAAATCATGCCTTTTGGTCTCGATTTCTAATTTCTTTTTAACAATCGTTTTCACTAAAAGATTTTATAGAAAAAATATATAAAAATCAATTATTCTTTTTCTTCTTTCTCTTCTTCCTTGTTCTTTCCCTCTTTTTTCATCTTTTCGATGATTTTCTTTTGGAGAGCAGGTGGAAGTTTTTTTTGCTTTTCAGTAAGTTCTCCCTTGCTATCGTCCATCATCATAGCTCGCATTTTGCCATATTGCACAGCACAAGCACTATAAGTCTCCTTATCTCCCATCCCAGCAGTATCTGTAAAAGTTTTGTCTTCCATAGCACACATGCTCATGTAAGACTTGTAAACTCCAGCCTCTGCTTGAGAATACTTCTTAGCGATGGTGACTTCCATTTCTCCAGCATCATTGATGCTAGCCTGACTTTGTAAGGGATTTTCGAAATTATCCATAGTATAATTGAGTTATATAATTATAATACACTAGAATCATTAAATAAATGGAAAAAGTCGCCTTCTTAAATCTAACTATAAATTCATTTACCCAAAATAATATTTGGAAAAAATTTATCGACGGTGGTAGTAAAGATACATTTAATTTGTATTTACATCCGAAGTTTGATGCCCCAAGTCTTTTCTCTGACTATCATATAGAAAATACTGTCCCAACAGCTTGGGGTCACTTCTCATTAGTTGAAGCTACTATAGAATTAATGAAAGCAGCTTTGGAAGATGAATCAAACGAATACTTTACTTTGATTAGCGATTCTCATTTTCCTTTGTATGATTTAGACTCTACAGTAAATCTGATTAAAAAAAGGTATAAAAAAATGACTTTTGCGAAACACTTTAGCTTTCACACGAAAGTAAAAAGTCAGAAAGTTTTAAAGGAGGGAGTCAAAGATTACAAGTTCGATAAGTATAACGCAGTTTGTCAATTTTTTGCTTGTCGTAGAGAAGATGTCATTAAGTTTGTAGAAACTTTTGATCATTGGTCTAAGTATTTTGTGAAGAATAAGGTTATTTTCGCTGATGAGTTTTATTTTTGGGCGATAGCTAAAGAGCTGGGGATGGATTTTGACATGGGGCAAGCTACAAC